TAACTATTAAGTCATTTGCATTAATATCTTTACCATTTAATAGTAGGCCGCCTCTGTGTAACTTTGTATCATCTAATTTACGTGTATAAGGCCAATTAGTAATAATGTTTTGCTGTGATGTTGAGTATGCACTAACTTCGTTAGTAGGATATCCTTCAATTTCTTGTTTATCTAAAATTACCTTTGGCCATATCATTACATTGTCGCTACAATTAAATAAACGTTCTGCAATATCTAATAGTTCATCAAAACTATCAGGTAACATCATAAGATTAACAGCAACAGGACAAGTCATTACTTTTATAACTTCTATTATATGATCAATATTAGCAAATTCAGGATGATAACTGATAATCATTCCGTCAGTGTGTTCTGTTATCTCTGCGAAGTATTCTACTTTTTGACTTGCGTTGGTTAGAAAACTAAAGTATTGGCCTTGTTGTTTTACAAGTTTAGCCATGTCAATAAAATGTTTCCAATAAGTAGGTTCGCCGCCTGAAATCCTATAGCAAATTTGTTTGCCATTAGCATCAAAGTTTTCTACAAAATTTTTAACCGTGTCCCATTTTTTATGGCCTGTACTTCCGTCATGAAGTCTGCTTGGACAATAAGAACAACGGTAATTGCATTTATTAGATAGTGTCCAACTAACTAAAAACCAATCTTCTTTTGCAGGGTCTTTGTAAGAAAGTTTCATTCTGCCATTGTGTTATTTAAAATTAGTTGTTGTGTACGTTCATTTAATTTTACTGTTAAAATTAATGAATACAGATTATCACTAAAACTAAACACACTGTGATCTAATTGAAAGTTTGTAAAGTAAACAAATCCAGGTTCTGGGTATAATGGCTTGCCGTCTACCATTTGTACATAATTTTCAGGACTACAACGTCCAAACACTACTAGCAATCTAAAATATTCTGGACTTACACCGTGAAAGTCTCTGTGCGGAGGAAAGAAGCCTCCTTGGTCAACACGCAATAAATGTACACGACCAATATCTGGTGCAAAAACATCTACTAGTTTTGCAAGCTCAGGAATATTATTATACACCTCTGTTGGTGTGTTAAAGTTTTCTTCCTTCATTTCTATGTCATGGTATTTCTGCATATGACCAAAACTATTCAAATGGTAATTGTCCATAACATCACCGGTGTGACTTGTTACTGGTAACCCCCAGCGATTATTGTGAGTGTCTTTTTTAGCATTGTACGGACACCAATTATCTTTAAACTGTTCTAATTGTTGTTCAACTTGGTGATGGTCAATATGCCATTTAAGTTTTACTTGGTTACCTAAGTTGACTAAACTTTGCCAACGTAGTCCTCTTTCAATTTCTTCAGGTGTCATATATCTCTCAATTCTTTAAACGTATTTCTAAAGTTTAATTCTCTTGTTTTGTCGCATATTTCTAAGTATTGTACAGCCGCCGGAAGTTTATGTGACCAATCTTCTGAATTCATGTAATCAACTAAACCTAACCAACGCATTTTGCCATAAGCATTATTAATAAATTCATGTGTGTTAATACTATTAGCAAACTTACTTATCGTATCTGCGGCTTGGGCTTTTAAGTCTTGAGGTAGTACTCGCACATTTAAGTAGGACGGTAAGTACACTAAATGTAACCCTATTATACCTCCGCCATATGGCGCACGATTTATTTTTTTAAAGTTTTGATCTAACTTCCATTGTGCAAGTTCTACTAAACTGTGTACATTAAGAAGTTGTACGGCGCAAGCAAGATTAACAGTTATATGATCTGATGTATTATCAAGTAAATGCATATTCTCTACAATACTATCCCACTTACTCGGATGTCTTATGTAATCATTTTTTTCGCCAACACTGTCAACACTAAAGTTAAATTTTACTTCTTTAAAATATTCCCACATATCAAGCAATCTTTGTGATATGTCTGTAGCATTACTATTATATCTAAGTATACAATCTTTTGCATAACCTTCGTCTATCATAAATTGTAGTATTGCATAATGTTCCGGTATGAGCAATGGTTCTCCGCCAGCAAAATATAATTCTTTTATATAGTGTGCTTGATTTTTTACAGAGTCTAAGAAACTACTTTTCTTGTACCATACATAATCAAAACTAGGATCCCAGCCTTGATCTTGTTTCAAATCTATAAGTTCATATTTTGGATATTGTAATTTCCAATCTTTAATCCACTTTGAGCTATCATGCGGACTACACATAATGCATTTTAAATTACATAGGTTACCTAATCTTAAATCAAAGTAAGGTATGTTTACAGGCAACGTGCCATCTTCTTGTGTTTGATCAACAATTTCTTGTACATTGATCCTTTCATTCCATACCTCGGTTTCCCAATTCCTTTTGCTTTTTATACCTTTTGCCTCTTCTTCAAAACATTTTTTACAACTTAAAGGAATTTCATCATTAAGCATTTGCAATCTAGTATTACGCATTTGCTCACTATTCCAAACTTCTTCGATAGTATGATCACGTAGATTCATGTTAACACCATCTTGTTTAACAAGTCCTACTTCCTTGTTGTCAGTCTTGCCTGCGCCACTAGCGTTTGCTGTACAACAAACTCTTACATCGCCATTTGGTCTAGTTGCCAAATGTATCCATGGCAAGGGGCAGAATGTTTTACCCATTAAATTTATGTCCTATAATCATATATCTTGTGTACTTAGGTGTTTTAAATTCTCCTACATATGCAACATATACTTTTGATTGCTGTACAAAGTCTTCCATACTTTTTGCACATCTTACGTGTTCATCAAGGTCAACATAGTTATTACTTTGTAGTACTACCTTTGTACCTGGTTGAATATTACTTAACCATTTGTCATATTGCTCTTGTGTTAAATGCTCGCAACTAGTGTTAATAGCAACATCTGCATCTGTAGTGTACTCGCACATATCTGCTGTTGTGGCAGTAAATCTTCCGTCCATGTGATAACGCATGTTAATAGTTTCTGCAATAGTTTTACAAACAGGATCAATATCTATGCTTTCTATTTCAGGTATTGCAAGATCACTATTAAAGAGTAAACTTGCAAGTACTCCATTCCAGCCACCGTAAATAGCAACATTACCTTGAAGTTTATATTCTTGCATTTGTTCTATTAACCAAAGTTTACTGTGTACTTGGCCTTTCCAAAAACTTTCTAGTGTACGATATCGATTTTCGCTGTTACGAATTGCGTCCATCCAAAACAGTACATCTTCAATATCAACTTTCAAATTGAGCTCCTAGTTTATCAAACTTGCCGCATTGTTTTTGACATTCTTTTAAACAACCGTTTGACCATGTGTTTTCGATACTACTAAAAAAGTTACTGTCAAATATTTCTTGCAAAGTATGGTTATTAAGATTAGGAAAATTTCCTATTTTATCCATGTAATCAATTCTACTTTCACTTACTGGTGGTAGCCATTCTAAATCTAACCAACAACAGGGTGCAATGTTACCGTTAGCAGCAACATATATAGATTGAGAGTTTTGTGCTTTGCAAGTTATTGTTGGGCTTATTTCTTGTTTTGCTTCTTCTACTATTTTTATAAAACTTTCACTTGTTTCTGTAGGGTACAAAATATCAATTGTTTTTCCAGTATCATCTAAAACATTAAATTGGCCATTTTTAAATCTACTAGAATTTTTGTACTTAAAATCACTAAAGCCTAATTCACTTGCAAGTTGTCTACATTCATCTACTTGATGTTTGTTGTGACGGAACACTAACATATCCCATCTAGCATTGCCGCCTGCATTAATAAACGTTTTTGCATTTTCTAGTATAGTGTGAAAGTCTGTGTTTATTCTATAGCGAGAATGTGTATCTTCTAGTCCGTCTATTCCAAATACTACAGTTACATCTACACTAGCAAGTTCTTGCCACCATGTACTATTCCTTGCACTACCATTTGTATGCATTTGTAAATTAATGTTAGGATTTACTTCACGCAAGTATTTGTATATGTCAAGTGTTTCAGTATTAATAATAGGATCACCTAAGTTACCACACATATTAAGTTTGTCAAGTTGTTGTATAAAACTAACTGAAAACCATTCTTTGAATGTTTCTAAGGTAATATCATCTAATGTTACATATGGCATCATAGGACCGCCTTGCATACGTCTTGGACACATCGGGCAACGTGCTTGACATCGTGAAGTAACTTCTAGATGTATGTCTCTTATTTGATCCAACTTATACATTGCGCCAACCTTTGTTTAGTTCTTTTATCTGCTCAAAAACATTTGAATTTATTTCGTGTGTATTTAATGTAGATATTAAGAAGTCTAAATCTTTTGGCAAACATTTACCGTCAAATCCTCTAGTACCATCATGCCCTGGTACATCTAAATATGATTGTTTTGGTTGCACAGCAAGAAACATATCTTTTATATTATTATAGTCTGCATCAACACTATTTGCTAGATCGTAAAATATATTTGCAAACGCTATACGGATTACAGCAAGATTATTTGAAAACATTTTTACAAGCTCTGCTTCTGCTGTAGAACATACTATTATGTCTTCATCATATCTAAGCCATGTCGGAATATCACTATCACATCCTACAACCAAAGGACGATTAAGACAGTCTTTTTTCCAATGTCTTTCACGTAAAAACTCCGGCATGTATATTAAGCATGATTTGTTTATCTTTTTACACGTACCAAGTGGCAATGTACTACGGATTATAACCGTGTCTGCTTTGAGTTTTTCTACTTCACTAATTAAAACATCAATGTCATCTTTTGTGTTAGTAGGTATACATACAAACACTGTATCTGCATTGTCTAATACACTTCTATCTGTGCCTAATTTAATATCATGTATAACTGTATCGTCAGGTAATCCTAATCCCAATTTGGTTGCTTTGCCAACAAATCCATACCCTAATATGCCAAACATTACTTTTTCCTCTTAGGTATTTTGCTATCTGCACTACTTACACAACTATTAGTAACACACTTAGATGGTGTCTTAAACAGCGTAAAACCGTCTGTAAGCGTGCCTAAGGGTTCTTCATGGCAACTGTATGCCCGCTTTACTTCATTGCTACGTATAATGCAACTTTGATACCCTGCATTACAGGTCCAACCTTTAAACTTATTAAAGCCAAAAGCATTAAAACGTTCTGCTTGATCTAATTCGTACTCTATTCCTTTATTGTCTTTGAGTAAGATTTGTGCGACTTGTTCGCCTTTCCATGTTTGTGGGAATCTTGTTCGCATTCTAGTAATTTGCTCATCTGTGTAACCTCCAACCACGAAGCTGGCGGTAGGGTCGGACTGGGGTTTGAGAGTGACGTTAATACCTCTGGTGGCAAATCGTTCCAAACGCTCGTAAAGCTCTTCAAACTTTTCTGGAACCATAACTTGATTGATCGTAACATAAACGCCTCCTTCCATAAGTGCAAGACATTTATCTCCAAAATCTTGTTCGTTAGCAAACTCATCATGGAAACTTGCTGTAATGCTTCTGCGTTGTAATGTACTAGTGTATTTAATAAATCTGTTCCACCAAGATTGTGCAGGTGATAAATTTGTTGTCATGTGTAGACTTTGATACTCTGCATCAGGATCCTCTGCATAATATTTTACTACAGTACCAAATTGTTTATACGCTGTAGGTTCTCCTCCACTAAAACTAAAGTGGAAATCTGTAAAGTTATTTGCACGAGCTTGTGTCTTTATACTATCTATGGTGTTTAAGTATAATTCTAAATCTTGATGATCAGGGGTACTAGATCTTGCGTATGGCCAGCAATAAGAACAGTTATAATTACAAAATCTAGCCAATATCCAAGAAACATTAAAAAGATGGCTCTTTAACATCGTTTGTTGGCCAAACTCTGTTATATCTTGCCAAGGTATTTGGTCGTAATTACTCATAAAATCTTTCCTCTAACCACTGAAAGTCATTTATAAGTGCTAATACATCTGGCTTGTTTTTATTAGCACTACCAAATTCTCGCCCTTCAATTGCACCTTTAATAGCATACTCCCCATACGGACTGTCTTTTCCTACTGTGGTCCAGACTTCTAAACGCTGTTCTGTTTCCTCGTCTTCCTGTCCTTTAATAATTTTACTTGAAAGTTTTGTACATTCTCTAAATGCACTTTTCCATGTGTTAAATGGATCTGTGTTAAACACTGTATAATTACTTAGTTGATCAACAACCTTAAATTTATCACTAATACTAGTTGTCATATCAGAACTATTAACATCTACATTTGCTGTAAGCTCAGTAGGCAATAATTTCACACCACCATACCCGTACTCTAAGTCATTAATTGGATTTTTACTTCTCCAAACATGAACTGTAGTTTCCTCCCATACTGGCACTTGATAGTTAAAATTAAAATCATCAACTAATTCGGCATCGCCGTCGACAACAAAAAACATATTTGTAGAACAAAGTTCAGCAGCTTTTTTGTGTGCATTATGAATTCCTTTTACATCTCTTACCCATCTTAAATTAGTAAAAGGATTGCTTGTTCTAATTTTATCTTGTATCATTGAAAAATGTTTATCAGCATTTTTTTCTTTATAACTTATAAACACTACATCATACGGTATAGGCTCTGATATAATTTCTTCATGCTCTTTTCTAGTTACTACATACCTACTGTTAAATTCTCTTTTGCCTAACTTGTGCTTTGTTGTACTTAGAACTACGCCATTGTGATAAGTAGGCTCACCTCTAAACATGTGTTTGTATACATGATGCATTTCTCTATCAGCATCATAACGACCATCTGTTGGACTATAGTAAAAGTCAAATATTGTTTGATCTGTAATTTTTACGTTATCCCAAATAATCCAAAAAAGAGGACTTGTTTCTGTTTCAACAATTTTTTCATATTCTTCATATGTACTAATTACATGCCTAGGATATCTAAATCTACTTACTGGCTGTTCATTTTCTTTTCTGTTTATTATAAACCTATGTTCTATTTCTTTTTTTGATAACGGCTTATTCACAGAAGCTAACAACAGTCCTCCATGATAACTTATAGTATCATTACAAAATGTAGGCCATACATGATTTTCGTTTCTATCATAACTATTATGATGACTAAAGTATGACGAAAGTATAACACTTTCTGTAATTTCTACATTCTTCCAAACACACCAAAACATTTCGGTATGACTCTTTTGCAATGCTTCTTCGTAATCTTCATATTTGTCAATATGAAATATATCATACACAGAAGGCATGCTTGCTACAATATCTATTTCTTTTTTATTAACAAAAAATCTATGTTTAATTTCTTTTTTTGATATATGTTTATCTTTAGGAACAAGACAAACACCATCAAAATGTTTGTCATTTAGAAATGTATGAACATACTTTTTATCCCATTCGGGAACATCGTAGTCAAAATTAAAATTATCTACAATTTCTATATCGTCCCAAACGACATAAAACATATCCGTAAGAGACTTGCGCATTGCCTGTTCAAAACTTGATGCGTACTTAACTGTTGGAAATCGTTTACACAATTTTTCGTATAGTGCTTTGTTTCCTTTTTGTGATACATAAATGATATCATACATCTTATTATTATACTACTTTTTTAAGAACTAGTCAAGAAATATTCTTCTGTAGATTTTACAATATTTCTTGTAATTTCATGCTTAAAATTTATGTTGCTATATACTTGTGCGTTCTTTTTTAAGATAGGTTCCCAACTTTTTAATAATGGATATCTTTCCTGAGGTGTTAGATGA